GGGTGCGGAACTAGCGGACGCAAGGCGAATAGGAACTGCACTCACCTGCGGAACCTGTGGTCGTTCTTGGGACGATTCGATTTCCACCTCGGTGACGCCGGTACCAGCCGGTCGCTGCCCTTGGGAATCGCATCACGAGGACGACGATGAGGATGAGTACCAGTCCGACGCTGAGGCGCTAGTCGCCGAACTCGCTCGGATTGAACTGACGGAAGACACCGATCCTCAGTTGCGAGAGTTCATCTTCCGCTCACGCGAAATCGTTCGCTACATGTACTGACCACGAAGGGGTCCAAGACAACACACATTGGACCCCTTCGTGCGTTTACCTAATACTTGACCACTAAGCGGTGGTCCGGTACAATACAAACAACCAACCACGGCCATTCCTGGCCCAAACAGAAAGGCAGCAATCATGGGTTACTACGTAACGCTAGAAGGCAACAACGCATACATCCGCAAGGACAAGCTCGACGAGGCTTACAAGATTCTTTGTGAGCTGAACAACCACAACGAACTCAAGCGTGGCGGTTGTGGAATCTTTGAGGACCGTCAGAAGATTGAAGGTCCGCACGAGGACATCTGGTTCTCGTGGATGGAATGGAACTATCCCGAAACGTGCGCCGACGCCGCTGCGATTCTTGTGCAGTTGGGATTTGAACTTGAGGACGACGGTAACGGTGGGATTTCATTCCTTTTTTACGACAACAAGACCGGTTCTGAAGATGTCTTCATCGCCGCTCTTGCTCCAGTCCTCTCATCCGACGATGAAAGCGCACCGTGGTTTGAATGGCGCGGTGAAGATGGAGCTCATTGGCGACAGATCGTCAGCGATGGCGTGATGAAGATTCAGCAACCACAAGTGACCTGGATTGACTGATTGGGTGCGGTGGGAGTGAAAGTTCCCACCGCACACTTTGCACTACTTCGTGCGTTTATTACCTGTAGGGGAAGTACTCCTGCGAGAAAGGCGAAACAATGGAAACTCAAACTCTCAACTGCGTCTGTGGCAAATGCGACGGACCCTACATTGATCCCGAGTATGACGATTACTTGGAAACACACTTTGAGTGTGACGGCTGCGGATCGGATTTCCCGATTTCAAACCTCACGCTCATTGAACTCAACAGCACGGTCTTTCACTACTGTGAGGGCTGTAATGAAGAGTGATCTAATTCTCCCAGCTCTGCTGCCTGCCGTGATAGCCATCATAGCCATCACCGTCCACATTATCGCTACGGTAATTGGCTGATGGGATTTCTCGGATGGGCAGCGTTCTTTGCCTGGCGTGGTTCTCGACGGCGTGAAAACGTCTTAGAGAACACGCTTGGCACGGTAAGCTCAGCAGGACCGTTTTGTTGCTATTGCTGCAACTTCTGCGGTGACTGCTGGGAACCCGAAGACTTCTGTGATGAATGCTTCGGTTAACAATTCAACCAACAACGGAAAGAGGTTTAAAATGACAAACATTGTCATTCGCAAGGAAAGTGACGAAGGCGTCATTGAGTTCCGGTATAACGGAAGTCTGACGATCAATATCTTCATTGGATCGCTTTACGAACCATTGGAGTCATTCAAGGAGTTTGACATCATCACCTTTATGGATGAGCCAACACTCCAGCAAGTAATCGACACGGTTGACGAGAAGATCGTTGAATACGCTCACGAGTTGACCGACTCTGATCTTGATGCCCTCTTTGAGAAAGAGGCTTCATGACCTGGAACGCAGCGGCGGAAGTCGCTGTAAATCTTATTGACGGTAAGTCCGATGTCGCTCTTGGCACGGACCAAGCAACAGTGAAACTTTTGCGACGGTTGCATAGTTCAGTTGCGGCAACGGTGGAAGCCGAGCCAAAGACCGAAAACTATTCCGACGTAATTGTGATGAGCTGGCAAGTGCTTGGCTCGGTTGCCTTAGCGGTGTTGAAAGATAAGTACGGCGTGACTTCTGCGGACGTAACGCAACTACTCATCAAGAAACAAACTGACTACGGTCCTGAGAACATCAACCGGTTCGGTCAGTTTGGACTCATCGTAAGAACTCACGACAAGGTCGCTCGACTTGAGAATCTTCTTGAGAAGGGTATTGACCCCGCCAACGAGGCAATCAGCGACACGTACATGGACATCGTCGGCTATTCGGCCATCGGTATCATGGTTGAGCGTGGCTGGTTTGACTATCCGTTAGCATAAGTACTTCCACCGATGGAGGGGATTCCTTCCCTGGTTGTAGTACCGGAACGCCGCGGGAAGTGTCGTCGGGAGGCTAGGCGTGACAGCATGGAGAGACAGCACCACAAAATTTGACAGGGATTACCTAACGGTGTATCCTTTTGTTCTGAAGGAGCTCGGCTGAGTTAGTTTCCGCCTTTCTTGCTCAGTCTTGAAGCTCCTTCACGGCCCCCGGGGATCCGCCTCCCTGGGGGCCATTTATTTTTTCTTTGAAAGTGCGCGCGACTGGCTCGGGACCTGCTATGTTCGCGGACCAACCACCGATACATAACGGTGACCCCTGGCCAAGGGCAAACTTCAGAGAGTACAATGCTTCCTTTCACTAGGTTCTCTTAAGCGCGCACGGTCGTAACCATCGACGGTGTTCTTGGGGGAACCAACGGAGGGGGGTCTTAGGACTTACCTAAAGATTTAGACTCTTGTTGTTTGTAGACAAACCCAATACGAGGACAAGAGTCCAAGAATTAGTTTTACGGTTACTTCAACTCTTTCCTCGTAAACGGAATACCACTTAGCTCTTACCGCGATATTCGCGTTTGCTATCACTTCGATAGCACCTTATGATCCATTATCTATCTACCGAGAAAGGCGAAGATGAACGCAGAGCAAGAACTCACAAAACTCAAAGTTCAAAGAGTTTTTGATTATTGGATCGCCACGTGCAGAAACTCGGGTCGGGGCTTGCAGCCGGTTCTTACAGAAAAGCGCGCCAAGCTCATTGCTCGAGCTGTCGAGTGGTACGGCGAAGACGGTTGTCGTCTTGCTATTGACGGCTGTGCGAAGTCCTCGTGGCACATGGGGGATAACCCAAGCGGTAAACGGTACGACTCAGTAGAACTCATTCTGAGGGACGCTGAACACATTGAACGGTTCGCTAGTTACGCGACGGAACTCACCGACCAGGAGAAGTTCCTTGCAGAAGGCTGAGCTTACGGCGATTGTTGATCTTGCTTGCTCGAACTGGGGAAGCCCTGACGGTGGAAAAGTTTCGCTTTATCGAACTTGGTGGCGGTACCTGGCTGATCTTCAGTACGAAGATGTTTTGAAGACGGTCGACGGAATGATCTTGGAGAACATACGGTGGATGCCACGAGTCGGTGAAATTCGACGGGTCACGATTGATCGATCAAACGGTTCTGGACGAATCCCTGATGTGGAGCGCGCGTGGTTCTTAGCGGCCCAACGGTGGGAAGCGGTGACCATGGGGATTGATCCGCCCAGTAGCGGGGATGAAGAAATTGATAAACTCATCGGAATCGCGATGCGAGAGGCTGGTACGCCTGAGAAACGCTCGTTCGTTTCCTCTTGGTCGAGCGTGCTTCAACGTGATGAACTCCAAAGATATGCCCTTCCTGAGGACGCCCCGGAAGTTTTGTCATGACGGTCGCTTCACCGACGGTGACGAACTTCTTGGATCGCCTGAATAGCGTTCGACGCTCCGGTGACGGCTGGGTTGCCCAATGTCCGTGCCGAGACGATGACAATTCTCCATCACTCAGCATCGTTGAAGGTCGCGACGGTCGAGTCTTAGCGAAGTGCCATCGAGGCGGAAGCGCTTGCTCACTCGAAGAAATTTGTGAATCTGTTGAATTAACCGTGCGGGACTTGCACCCACACCAGGAAAAGAAAAGCGAGTTTGTGGACGGAGAACTTACAAATACCTACAGTTATTACGACGGTGACGGTGAGCTGGTTTTCCAGGTCTTACGGTTCGCTTTGCCAGACGGCAAAAAAGAATTTCGTCAAAGAGTCAAGGAAGGTAGCGGTTGGAAGTATTCAACGACGCACCTTTCTGAAAAGCCGCTTTACAATTTGCCAGCGGTACTCGATGCGGTAGCGAATGATCGACCGGTGTTCATCGTTGAAGGTGAAAAGGACGCCGACTCGCTGACGGCTCTCGGTCTTGTCGCAACTTGCAATCCGCAGGGAGCTGATAACGGTCAAGGTTCAAAATGGAAACCAAATCACACCGCAGCTCTCCAAGGCGCGCGCATTGCGATTATCGCTGATAATGATGAACCTGGTCGGATTCACGCTGATTATGTTGCAAATGAATTAGTCAGTGTCGGTTGCACGGTAAAGATTAAGCACGCTCCTGATCCACACAAAGATGTATCGGATCTTCTGAAAGCGGGCGGCGGTGTTGCTGACTTAGTCGAGGATGAAGTTCGAGAACCAGATCCATTTGTTCCAGTTCTTACAAATCTTCAAAGTCTTCTCGATACACCTGGGACTCTTGAGGAAAGATTGGCGGAAGCCAAGAAGATTCTCTCGATTACCGAAGAAGTCCCGCAGACTGTAGCAACGGGTCGATTGGTTAACTGGGGTGACTTCGTTAACGAAACGGCTTCGGACCCTTACGACTGGTTGATTGACGGTTTGATTGAACGGCAGGAGCGAGTCGTCATTGTTGCTGCGGAGGGTGTTGGTAAGACGACACTCGCGCGCCAAGTTGCAATTTGCGCCGGTGCCGGTGTTCATCCGTTCACTTACATGGAAATTCCACCGGTTCGAACGTTATTCGTCGATCTTGAAAACCCCGAACGGATCATTCGACGGCAAGCTCGGAAACTTGTCGAGTCGATTAAAATCAACTATGGTAAGCGTCCTGGTGAGGCGGATCTTTACATGAAGCCCGACGGTATCAACATCCTGAATCCAAAGGATCGGGAACTACTTGAGCGGCAGATCATAAAGACCGACGCACAACTCCTCGTCCTTGGGCCTATCTATAAGTCTTATGTTGACCCAGGTAACAAATCATCAACGGCTCTCATCACCGAAGTCTGTACATACTTTGACTATCTTAGAGCTAACTACGGTGTCACTCTCTGGCTGGAGCATCACGCTCCACTCGGTAATGCTCTCACCGGTAGAGACATGAGGCCAGCGGATTCTGCAGTATGGATGCGGTGGCCCGAATTCGGCTTCGGCATTACTCGAGACCCAACAACGATGGAAAAGGAATACGAATGGAAAGGCTTCCGCGAACCCCGCGACGAACGAAACTTTCCACTTCGCATGAAGCGAGGAACGATCTTGCCCTTTGAGGTCATTAGTTTCAGGAGTTCAATGACATGAGCAACGGTGACGGTCTTACCAGGGAGTTCCTGGCAGAACGGGATCTACGGATCTTCCAGATGCGGAAAACTGGAACGGCGGTGCAAGAAATTGCTCGACGGTTCAGTATTTCGACTAAAGCGGTGAACTTCGCCATTCAACGGCAACTCTCTCGAATGAACCAGGAAGCGCTTATGGCGTATCCAGAAGTTCTTCGGATGGAGCTTGAACGGCTTGACTCCTTACAGCAGTCAGTGTGGCCACTTACGCAACATAGAAAAGTTACAATGGACGACGGTACCGAAGTTGTGGTTGAACCAGACCTCAAAGCGGTACAGCAAGCATTGTCGATTATGGATCGACGGGCAAAGCTCCTGGGAATGGAAGCGGTGAACATCAACTTTGTCGGTGATACCGAAACCACTCCGGCGCGCGCTGTGCTGGCGGAAGTGTCAGACCGTGCGGCGGCGGTTGATGAGTTTGATCCAGAAACCGAAGCCAGACGACTTATTGAACTTATGGGAATGGCCGGCGTACTTCCCGCCGAAACTACCCACGCTCTCCTCAGGGGTGGTCCTGCAGCGTTGCTGTCTGGTGACGACATTGAGGAAGCAGAAATCGTTGACGAAGTAATTACCCCAGATGAGGTGTTCTGATGAGTGAAGATAATCTTGAA